GCTTCGACTACGCCTGGCCGCAGCAGATGGTCGCGCTTGAGGTCGAGGGCGGCGTCTGGACCGGAGGCCGGCACACGCGCGGCGCGGGATTCCTCAAGGACATCGAGAAATACAACCGCGCGGCCGTCCTCGGCTGGCGCTTGCTTCGCGTCACGCCGGACAAGCTGGTTTCGGCCGGCACGTTCGAGATGCTGCGCGAGATTTTCGGCTTGCGGGAGCGCAACGCAGGCGTGGAGTGACAGCCAACGGGCCGTGATAAGCCCACTTCGATGACAACCTTAGATTTAGCCCGGCCAGTTCTGCGGAGGCGAGTCGTTGCGCCAATTATCACCCGCGGGACTGGTCGGGTTTTCTTTTGGCTATGAACTGGCTTAACATTCAAACGACCACGCTGGACTCCGAGGAGTTCGTAGGGTCCGATCCCGTGGCGCGCGCAACCTGGCTTTGCCTGTTGCGTTATTGCGCGGGCCAAGAGAACGGAGGCGCAATCAAGGACTGCAAAGGCTGGCCGGACCGGAAGTGGCAGCAACTGGCGCGCGTGACCAAGGAGGAGGTGCTAACTGACTCCGCGCTATGGCGTTGGGAAGGTGACACGCTCGTGCTTTGGTCCTATCCCGGCGAGAAGGAAACCGAGGTGCAACATCGTCGGGAGCGCGCGCGAACCAATGGCCGAATGGGCGGGAGGCCAACGGCTAAACCGACGTTGGTTTTAGAGGCTGAACCCACGTTGGTTATTTCTGCGAAAGCGGAAGGAGAAGGAGAAGGAGAAGGAGAAGGGAATGAGAAGGAGAAACGTAGGGCGGATGTGTCCGCCCCGGCAAACGATTCCGAATGGCTTGGAACGCTCAAGGCCGATCCTGCTTGGGCTGGAGTCGACATCGACCGCGAGTTTGCGCGGATGCGGGCCTGGGCGGAACAGCACCGCAAGCAGCCGACCCGCCGCCGCTTCGTCAACTGGCTCCTTCGCTGCGACCGCCCAATGAGCGCGACTAGTACGCCGGTCAAAGCCTACATATGACCGCCAACCTTGACCACGAGCGCCTGCTCCTCGCCTCTGCGCTGCTCGACGACGGTCGGACGATGCAGGCGATGCTGGGCGGGGGCATCACGCGGCGCTCGTTCCACGATTCACGAAACCAGATCGTCTTCGACACGCTCTCCGAGATGGTCGCGGCCGGGATGGCGACGACCGACGACGTGCTCTACGCCGAACTGATCGCCAAGCAGCGGTTCGAGGCCGCAGGCGGCCACGCCTACATCGTCGGGCTGACGAGCGCGGCGCCGACCTCGCTCAACGCAAAATACTACCTCGAGCGCGTGCTGCGCCTTGCCGTAGCGCGTGACGCCGTCCGCATCGCTCAGCGCATCGCTGAACGAGTCGAGCAGGAGGCCGAGGCGACCGAACCGCTCGCCGAGTTGATCGCCGGCGGGGCTCGCGACCTCCTGAGCATCGCAGCAGGCTCAGACGCGGACGGAGAGGAATCCTGGGACGAGCTAGTCGAGCGGGCCAAGGTTGAGCTTGAGCAGAAGATCCTGGGCGAGCAGCGGCGCGAGTTGATGCCGTTCCCGTGGCCGATATGCAACCAGCGATTCGGCGAGATGGAGCGCCAGCAGCTGGTCGTCATCGCCGGCCGCTCCTCCTCGGGCAAATCCTCGCTCGCTCGGCCGATCCTGGCTCACCTCGCGAACCAAGGCCGCCGTTGCTACTACGTCACGCTCGAGGTCGCGCCGCACAAGGTGCCGCTCCAGATCGCGGCATCGCTCGCCGGCGTCGGGCTGCGGCGCGTCTACGCCGAGCACCCAGCCTCGCAGGCCGAGATCCGCAAGGCGCTCGTCGAGCTCCGCGGGCGGCACGTTACCGTATCCAGCCGGGACTCGTCGCTAGCTCGCATCGAGGCACGCGCCCGAGCGCTGCACGCCGGCGGCGGGCTCGACGTGCTCTTCGTCGATCACGGCGGGCTGGTTAAGGAGATTTACGAGGCCAAGGGCAGCAGCGAGAAGGTCAACGCCTGCGGGATGGTGACGAAGACGCTCAAGCGCATTGCCCGCGAGCTCGACATCCTCGTCGTGATGCTTTGGCAGCTAAATCGCGAGAGCGCCAAGGACGGCAACCGCGAGCCGAACGTTACCGACCTCAAGGACTCGGGCAGCGTTGAGGAGGACGCCGACAAGGTCATCTTGATCCATCGGCCCAACGAGGACGCGATCACGGGCCAGCAGCAGCGCGACACCGACTTTGAAGCCGACCGGCCGCGCTTCTTCACGAACGTCATCCAGGCCAAGGGCCGCGACGACGGCACCGCCGCTCAGTCCTTCTATTTCACGCGGGCGACCGCAACCTTCAACCCAGCAACGAGATGAACGACACGATCGAACGCCTAGACAACGTCGCAATGCACCTGCTCACCGAAAACGCCACGCTTTCCCGCGTGATTCGCCATTGCAAGGAACGGCAGGAGGAGGTGATGGCTCGGCTCAAGCACATCGAGGAGCTCCTCGCCAAAGAACGCGATTTGCGGGGCGATCGGCATCCGATGGCTACCCAGACCTTCACCGGGCAATCGGACAGTCAGAAAACGCACGCAATGGCCGTTTCCGCTTGACGCAGGGCCGACCTGACACGCCAATTTAGGCCAGAGTGGCACGGAAACCTAAAAACATAACGGCGCACGCCTGGGCGAAGCATCAGAAGCTGACGGCTAAGCTCGGCGGCGCGAAACGGAGGACAAGTGAAGCAAGACGCGGATCGGTTGGAACTTGAGGCGCTACGCCTCGCGAATCGGGCTGCGAGGTCAATCGCGCAGCTGGAATCCCATCGGAAGTCGCTGGTGAAGGAGCACGCCGAGCGCATAAAGCGCTTGCGGCAGATCATCGAGAGCATCCAGCAGCGCGACCAGCTGGGCACGTTAGGGCTGGAGGACGCGGTGGTCTTGAGCGAGAGCGCGGCCTCGCTGGTGCATAACCCGCTGGAGGGGCTGTGACGTGGTCACCTACACGCTCAACCGCCAGCCGGTCCATAGGCTGCGCTATGACGGCGCGAGCGAGGCGGCTAAGGTCTCGTGCGAGATGTTCGAGCGGCTGCTTGAGCTGGACACGCTCAAGCACGATAGCGCGGCCAACCTAGTACGCCGGCTGGCGACCCTGGCCGACCTATCGCCCAGCGCCTTCCGCCTAGTGCTGCGCGCAGGCTCGGGCGATACAGGCTCGATCCTCGCCTCGTTTGAGGATCAGGCGCGGGACCGGGGTAAGACCCGGCAGGCTTTGCATTGGGAATGGCAAGAGGACGTGCGGCGCATCCGGATGGTGTTTCCCGAGGTGGCGGCGGTGCTCGTCGAGCTACGGGAGACCATTAAGCACCGGGAGGATGCGATGAGCAGCGCGGACGGGCTGCGCGAGGCGATGCGGCAGCAGGAGGGCGAAGAGTGAGTGTAATGAAAAGCGACGCCGGTGTCGGTGGCGTTGACACGAAACACCAAATGGCGCACTTGCGTAAGATACTGGGGCGCCGGGGGGTAAGAAATCTTTGTAAGGATTTCCGACGGTTTGGGTTTCGCGACCTAGCTTAAAAAAACGGTTTTGCCCCTTTTCCCTAATTTCCCACGAGAAATCCGTGAAGCAGACGCAAGAGCAACTCGCTAAGGCGCTGGGAGTTACGCGACGCACGCTGCAAGAATGGCAGAAGCGCGACGACTGGCCGACCGGGGCTACCGTCGAGCAGCTGATTGCGTGGCGCGACGAGCGCGGGCTCGGGCGGATCAAGGACGGGAGCCTAGGCGCGCTGAAGGCCGAGCTAATGCGGCGCGACATCGAGTTGCGCGATCTAAAGCTCGGCCGCGAACGCGGCAACGTGGTCGAGCGCGAGGTCGTGCAAGATATGCTCCAGCTGCTTTCGCAGAAGCTCGACTTGCTGCTGCGGCTGAAGCTTGAGGTTGAGCTCGGCCCGCGCGTCGCCGGCAAGTCGGCCGCGGAGGCGAACGTCGAAGGCGGGCTAATCCTGGACGAGATCCGCGAGGTGATCGCGGGCAACCTTGCGCGGTTCGAGACGGAGGCGATTCGGAAGAGCGCGACTGAAGAATGAGCGCCGAGCAACTCCTCGCCGGCTTCCGCCTACCGCGGCCGGACCGCTCGCCGATTTATGACTGGGCGCGGCGGCACGTTCAGCTTCCGGAATCCTACGCGACGCCGGGGCCGTTTAATGTGCGGCTATCGCCGTGGCTGGTTCCGATCTTCGACGCGCTGCAAAATCCGCTCGTCCGCCGCGTTCACTTTCGGAAAGCCGTGCAGATTGGCGGCACGCTGGTGGCCGACGTCTGGCTGCCTTGGATCATCGCGAACGATCCCGGCCCGATCAGCTGGACGATGCAGACGGACGAGATGGTCGAGAAGCACGCTAAGACGCGCCTCTGGCCGCTGCTCGAGCGCTGCCGGCCGGTGGCGGCAATGCTGCCGAAGCCGGGGCCGCACCGCACGACGACCGAGATTTTCTTTGGCGGCTTCTTCGTCACGCTGAACGCGGCGAACCTTTCGACCCAGCAGAGCCAGTCGATCCGCTACAAGATCAACGACGAGCTCTGGCTTCCGCGGTGGCAGGAGATCTACGGCCACGCGGTGGCGCGCGTCTCCAAGTTCGAGGAGGTCGGGCGCTCAAAGATCTACAACGCGAGCCAAGCGCCGGTGATGGACGCGGAAACGGGCAACGTCGAGGACACGAGCTTTCGTTCGGGCGATCAAGGCGAGTGGCACGCCGAGTGCCCAGGCTGCCGCAAGGTGCTGCCGGTCGCGTTCGAGATTCTAAGCAAGGAGCAGCGCGGCGGCGTGGTATGGGACCGAGCGGCGCGCCGCGATGACGAGACGTGGGACGTCGGCCGCGCGGTGGAGACCTGCCGCTTTCGCTGCATCTCCTGCGGGCACGAGTCCGCGGACAGCGACGCGACCCGCGCCGGCTGGGCGAAGACCGGGCGCTTCGTGCCGATGAATGCTGCGGCGCCGCGTGAGGTGCGGTCGTTCCGCCTTGAAGCAATCGTTACTCGGCCGATGCGGCTCCTCGTGGAAGAGTTCCTCCAGGCCGAAAACCAGCTGGTCCGCACGGGCGACGAGCAAGCGAAGATCGAGTTTCGGACGAAGCGGCAAGCGCTGCCGTGGATCGTGGAAAAGAAGGCGGTGAACGTGCTGCTGAAGGACTCGGGCTACAAGTTGGCCGACTACGCGCAAGGCGAGTCGATCCCCGACGAGGCGATCCGCTTTATGGCGATCGACCGGCAGCAGGATCACTTTTGGGTCGAGGTCGGCGCGTTCAGCACGGCGCAAGGGCCGCGCTACCGCCAGCTGTGGTTCGGCCGCATCGACACGCGCGACCAGCTGCGGGCGCTTCAGGAGCGGTTCAAGGTCTCAAGCGCCTGCGTCGCGCAGGACCGCGGCTATCGGCCGGCGGACGTGGACCGCGACTGCGCCGAGTTCGGCTGGCGCTCGATGCGCGGGTACGGCCGGCGGACGTGGACGATGCGCGACGAGGCGACCGGGACGATGGTCAACTTCCCGTTCTCGGATCCGCAGGTGAGCGACTACCGCGGAGGCGACGTCTATTTTTACAACTGGTCTGGCGACTACTTCAAGGACACGCTGGCGACCGCGCTCGAGGGCAAGGGCGACTTGCGCTGGGAACTTCCGTCCGACGTTAACCCGCTCTATCTTGAGCACATCAAGGGCGAGGCGAAGGTCGAGGTGCGGACGGGCGTCTGGGAATGGCGCGAGGTACGGAGCAACGCGCCCAACCACGGCCTCGATACCTCGGCGATGCTCCTTTGTATGGCGACCATCGCGGGCATCATCCGCTTCGTGCCGGCGAAGACGTAGCGTGGAATTGGGGCTGCGCTTTTCCTCAAAATAGTTCTTGAGATTCCCGAGCGGTTGGGTTTCTCTGGTCACGTTATGAAAAACACGACGATGACTGAGTTCAACAAAACCGGCCGCGATGAAAGCCACCCCGCGACCCCGATCCGCCAAACTGAAAAGGCCGTTGGTTTTTCGGTGCTCGGCAGCAATCGGATCGCTTGGTTCCCGAAGTCGCAGCTGACCTTTATCAAGGATGACTTCTACGTGAACGCCGAAGACCAATTCGCCATCCCGCTTTGGCTACTGAACCGCAAGGCGGCCGAGCTCGGCTGCTTCCCCTGGGACATCGGTTCAAAGTAAGCCCACCGGGGCGGGCTTACCACCCGCCCCAACTTTTTTCCGAAAGGCGCTTGACTATCCCCACCGCTTAGGTTTTTCTCTGCACGTAATCAACAACGACCAATGAAGACCACCATCGATTCCCGCACTTACACCGTCGAAGCTCTCGAAGTCGGCCCGCTCGTCGCCGCTGATCTGGCCGGCCGAGGCTGGGAGCCGCGCTACTACGTCGCGACCGGCGTTCGCGGCGCGGTGTTCCTCGCCGTCCGTTGCCCTAAAACCGGCCGCTTCGAGCGGTCCTGAGCTTATGCCAGACGCAGCCAAGAACCCTGCCGCGGTCGCGCTAGGCCGCCTCGGCGGGCGGATCCGATCCGAGGCGAAGGCCGCCGCCGCAAGGCGCAACGGCCGACGAGGCGGGCGACCGCCGAAGCAGACCAAGCCGCTCCCATAGTGGGGCGGCTTTTTTGTCGTCAAATCGAAGCCAGCGCGGGGCGTCAAAAAACCTTTTGACGGCTGCCGCTCTTTTATGGCGGCCGACAATCCCTTCCTCGACATTGACGTTGCGACGCTGACAACGCTCAAGTCCAAGGTCTTGGACGCGATCCAAGCTTGCCTGCTCAACACGAGCTACTCGCTCAACGGCAAGAGCGTGACGCGCGCCGATTTGAACACGCTCAACAGGATGCTGGGCGACATCACCGCGGCGATTGAATACCAAAACGGCGACACGACCGACACGACGTTCGTCAGCTTCACCGGGAATTGATTATGCAGACCTTCGACGCGACCGCAGTCATCCGCAACCGGCCGTGGTTCGAGCGGGCGCTCGAGACCATCGCGCCGCAGGCCGCGCTTCGCCGGCTCCAGGCTCGCGTCGAGACCGCGCTCTTCAGCTACAACGCCGCGCAGACGAACCGGCTGTACACGCCGATGCAGTACGGCCAACCGAGCGAGTCCTCGCAGACGGTGCGCGAGCGCGTCGTGATGATGTGGGAAGCGCGGAACTTGGTCGAGAATTGTCCCGAGGTGAAGGAGGTCTCGCGCAAGTTCGGCAATTACCTGACGCCGACCGAATACTCGGCAACGACTGGAGACCGCGACTACAACGCCACAGTCAACGAGTGGTTTCACTCGTGGTGCAAGCAGGCCGACGCCACGGGCCGCAACTCGTTCCGCAAGCTCGTGCAGCTGGCCGCGGAGAATCGGCCGGTAGACGGCGACTGCGGCTTCGTCATTCGCCGCGTGGGCGATGGGCTAAAGCTCCAGATGGTGCCGGCGACTCGCATCGGCAATCCAAACGAGATGGGGCTCGACTCCGAGAACTATTTCGAGGGCGTCATCACGAACGACTTCGGCGTGCCGGTCGCGTATCGCATTTACCGCGTGACGCGCGAGGGCGTTTACTTCGGCGCCGAGGACGTTCCGGCCGGGAACTTCTGCCACTACTTTGACCCGTTCCGCGTCGATCAGTACCGCGGCGTGACCGACTTTCACGCGGCGATCCAGACGGCGCGGATGCTGCACGAGATCTTGCAAGCGGAGAAGGCCGGCGTGCGCTTCGCCTCGCAGCAGGCGGCGCTGGTCTTCACGGATCGTGGCACGGCCAACGCGCGCAACCTCTTCACTCCGACCCCGAGCGCGACGCTGCCCAGCGGCCAGCAGCAGAAGAACGAGCTTTCCGAGGTCGGGATGATTAAGTATCTCGGCCAGGCTGATCGCGTCGAGACGATGCCGGCGCGGCCGAGCACGGCGTTCACGGGCTTCATCGCGCATCTGATGCACGAGCTCTCGATCGCCGTCGGCATCCCGAAGGGCGTCCTCTTCGGCACGCAGGATTATGCAGGCCCGAGCGTGCGCGCGGAGTTCGCCGCGGCCGACCGCGTGTTCGCGCGGCATCAAGGCGTGCTCGTCGACAAGGTGCTAGATCCGATCAAGAACGCGGTGATCTTGGACGCCATCGCCCGCGGCGAAATCCCGGCGCCTCCGGCTCGCGCCGGCGAGACGCCAGTCCAGGCGCTGAAGCGTGCGACCCGCGGCGAGTGGCGCTTCCCGCCAAAGCTGACGATTGACGTTGGTCGCGAGTCCGCGGCCAATATGAACGAGAACCGCCAAGGCGCGAAGTCTCTCCAAGAGATCGCGGCCGAGCAGGGCACCGATGCATTTACCCGGCTCGAGCAGATCGCGGCGGAGGCGAGCTACGTGAGCGAGCTGGCGGAGCGCTACGGGATTCCCGAAACGGCGATCCGTATGGTCACGCAGCAGCTGCCGGCGAATCCCTCGATGGCCGCGGCGCTGGGCACGAACGTCACCGACGATGCGGTGGATGCGACGAACGCGACGATGAAATCGAGCGCTGCGCCCGAGGACGAAACGCCCGACCAGCCTCCGACGCCGGCCGAGCTTGCGCGCTTTGCCGCGGTCGACCTCACGCCGACCGATGCGATGGCAGCCGAGGCCAAGCGCGGGCTTGAGTGGCGCGAGAAGTTCAACCGCGGAGGCACGGCCGTCGGCGTCGCTCGTGCGCGCGACATCTCCAACAAGGCCAACCTCTCGCCTGACACGGTGCGCCGGATGGTCTCGTATTTCGCGCGGCACGAGGTGGACAAGCAGGGCACCGGCTTCTCCCCTGGCGAGGACGGCTATCCTTCCGCCGGCCGCATCGCGTGGGCTCTCTGGGGCGGTGACGCCGGGGCCAGCTGGGCGCGCGCAAAATCCGAGGCGCTCAAACGCGAGGAACTGAATCGGCCGACAAACGTCGCCGATGCGCTAGAGGCGGGCCGCAATCGCGCGAAGCGTCCGCTAGAGCGGCTGGCTGACAAGGCGACCAAGCTCGCCGCCGTCCGCGAGAAGCTGGGCCAGAACGCGAAGACGGAGGCGCAGATCGAGCAGGCGCTGAAGCCGTTCGGATTTCAGCCGAAGCCGGTCGTGGCGCCGCCTCCTCCCGCTCCGATCGTTACGCTCTCCGACGCGCGCAAGATGCTCGCCGAGAAGGCCGACGCCGAGAACAAGCTGACCGCGCTCTTCGCGAGCGTGACTGATCGCCGCGCCAAGATCAAAAGCCTCCGCACCCATTGACAATGCATAGTGTTCTCGACGCCATCATCACGAGCAACGAGCAGCTGGGCCAGCGGGCTGAGGAGTTCGCGCAGCTGCTGGTCGAGCACGACAAGACGCTCGACGAACTGCTCGAGCGCATCGGCAAGACGGTGCCGGAGATCCGCAAGGAGCTAGAGTCCAAGCTGACCGAGGCGGTGCCTGGGCTCGTCTCGGACGCCTATGCCAAATACAACGAAGACCTCGAAGGCCGCTGCCGCGCCGCGCTCGCCGACTCGCAGACGAAGCTCGAAGCCGTCCGCGCTGAGATCGTTGGTCTTGCTCAAGCGCAGTTCACCGAGGCCGAGAAACAAATCGGGCTGACCGCGGAGCAGATCGAGTCGCGAATCCTGGGCACGCTGACTGAGGCCGCTAAGGAGCGCATTACGAAGCTTGAGCGCGGGCTTGTCATCGAGATTCAGCACGCGGTGAACGCGGCGCTGCCGAAGCAGGAACTGGCCGCTGCGCCGACGCTGATCGATTCTTACCGCGGGCAATGGAAGGAGGGAATGGTCGCGCAGCGTGGCGATCTCTTCTCGTGGTACGGCAGCACCTACCTCGCGCTCGAGGACACTAACGACACGCCGGGGCGAAAGAACATCGCCACCGCTGGCGCGAAGTGGGCGGTCATCGCGGCGCGTGGTGCAGGCGGCGGCGGTGGGGGCGGCGGCGACTCGCTGCCTTCGCAGGCGGGCAACGCGGGCAAGTTCCTCAAGACTGACGGAACGTCCACGCTCTGGGAATCGATCCCCGGCGGCGGCGATATGCTCGGCGCGAATAACCTGACCGACGTCGCGTCGATCACGGCAGCCTTCGCGAACATCAAGCAGCCGGCGAGCACGAGCGCCTCGGGCGTCGTCACGTTCGCGACCTCGGGCGAAAGTGCTGCGCTGAAGGCCGTGCAGGCGAACGACTCGCGGCTCTCCGACTCGCGCACGCCAACCGCGCACGCCTCCACGCATCAGACCGGCGGCAGCGACCCAATCGACTTCCCGGTCGACTCGGTCTTCGGCGCGACGAACACGATCACGCAGATCGACTACTTCGCGCTTAACACGTCGAGCACCGCGAGCGTAACCACGGCGAAGGCCGTTTGGAACGCGACCGAGGGCGCGATCGAGGTCGGTCTTAACTCCAGCGTCAACGCGCTCCTTGGCGTCGACGCACACATCGAAGTCTACAACCAGAGCGGCTCGCCTTTTACCAAGGGCCAGGTGGTGAAGCAGAACGGATCCTCGGGCACGCGCCTTGAGGCTGCGCTGGCGCTCGGGACCAGCGACGCCAACTCGGCGAGCACGCTTGGCGTCGTCGCGCAGACCATCGGGAACAACTCGTCCGGCTTCATCATCACGAACGGCCTGCTGCGCGGCATCAACACCAACTCCTTCAACGAGGGCGACACGCTCTACCTTTCGGCCACGACTCCAGGTGGACTCGTGAACACGCGGCCTACGCAGCCGAATCACTCGGTGCGGATCGGCTACGTGATCAAGAAGGCCGGCGTCGCCGATGGCATCATCTACGTCGACATTCTCAACGGCTTCGAGCTTGAGGAACTGCACGACGTCCTCGTGACGTCGGTGACGAATCGCGACTTTCTGTCTTACGATTCCTCGACCACCGTCTGGCGGAATCGGCAGCTTTTCGACTCGACCGCTCCTGCGGCGCTCGGCGTCTCCGCAACTGCCGGCGTCTCGATCACCGCGGCCCGCGTCGATCACGTCCACGCGCGGCCGACGCTCGACCAGCTGGACATCAGCGGCGCGGCTCAGGGCGACATCCTCTACCGATCGGCCACCAGCTGGGCGCGCCTTCCCGCGGCAACTGCCGGATACATTCTCCAGACGAACGGCGCCGCGGCGAACCCCAGCTGGGCGCAGAACACCGGCGGCAGCGGCGCGCCGACCGATGCCGAATACATCGTCGCATCAGCGAATGGCTCGCTGAGTGCCGAGCGCGTCATCAGCAACAGCACCTCGGTCACGGTCAACTTCGCGACCGGCGGCCAGGTCTCGCTTGAACGCGCCGCGCTGACTGGCGACGTCACGGCCTCGCAGAATAGTAACGCGACCACGATTGCCAACGACGCGGTCTCGAACGCGAAGCTCGCAAATATGGTGGCGAGCACCATTAAAGCGCGGGTCACGGCTTCGACCGGCGATCCGGAAGATGCCAGCCTGACGCAAGTCCTCGACCTCGTCGGCTCCACGACTTACGGCGACGTCCTCTATCGCGGCAGCACGAGCTGGCAGCGGCTCGCGCCTTCGGTCTCGGGCTACGTGCTCGCGACGCAGGGGCAAGGCGCGAATCCGCTTTGGGTCGCGCAGACTGGCGGTGGCGGCGGCGCTCCTACGGACGCCGAGTATCTGGTCGCTAGCGCGAATGGAACGCTATCAGCGGAGCGCGTCATCCAGAACTCGACGTCGATCACGGTCAACTTGGCGACGGGCGGGCAGTTCGCGCTGGAGCGGGCAGCGCTCACAGGCGACGTGACCGCGAGCCAGAACAGCAACTCAACGACCATCGCGAACGGCGTCGTCAGCACGGCCAAGCTGGGCGGGGACATCACTACGGCCGGCAAGGCCCTGCTGGACGATGCGGACGCTTCCGCTCAACGCACCACCCTTGGGCTGGGCACGTTGGCTACGCAGTCTGGCACGTTTTCTGGTACATCTAGCGGAACCAACACCGGTGACCAGACCATCACCCTGACGGGGGATGTGACTGGTAGCGGTACTGGGTCGTTTGCCGCCACCATTGCTAGTAGCGCGGTCACGAACGCCAAGATGGCGAATATGACGGCCAGCACCATCAAAGCCCGCGTTACGGGCTCCACGGGTGCGCCCGAGGACGCCACGCTGACGCAGGTGCTCGATCTGGTCGGGTCTGCCGCACAGGGCGACATCCTCTATCGCGGGGCTTCTACGTGGACACGGCTTGGCGCAGGCACCAGTGGTCAATATCTTCAGACTCAGGGCGCCGCAGCTAATCCGCAATGGGCGACGGTTAGTGGCGGCGGTTCTGCTCCTGACGACGAAAACAACATCTTAGCAAATCAAGTCTTCTCCTAATTATGGCTACGTTCTCTAAGCTTAAACTGTCCGGCTCAACAAACGGACGGGGCATTCTCGTTGCAGCGACTTCCTCTGCTGGAACTACCATTCACGCGACCGGGACTTCGTCCTCGATTCTGGATGAGCTTTGGCTCTACGCTTACAACTCGGATACGGCTGCTATTGTTCTGACGATTGAGTTGGGCGGTACGACTGCGCCAAACGATAACATCAAGCTGTCGATTCCGGCGACCTCTGGGTTGACGTTGGTAGTCCCCGGTCTCATATTGTCTGGCACAGGCGCTGCCGCTTCTACAGTAGCCGCATTTGCGGGTACGACCAACAAGATCGTTATCACCGGGTACGTCAACCGCATCTCCTAATGTACCGATTTGCCAGAGGATTGGCTTCGTCGAACGTCAAGGATTGGAGCGGGCAGTTGCCCTATGGGAACCTGTCCGTCCCATCGCGTGCAAACATTACACCGCCTTCCGAGATTGAATACCTTGTCATCGCAGGCGGAGGCGCAGGTGGTGGTTATCTTGGCGGCGGCGGCGGTGCCGGAGGTTATCGTTGCTCAGTAGTTGGTGAGACTACGGGCGGAGGAGGAAGCGCGGAGTCGAAGCTTCCAATTGTTGCAGGTCAAAAGATTACGGTAGTGGTTGGCGCAGGTGGAGCTGGGGCAAGCAATTCCAGCAATCCCGGAAATGCTTCAGTCCTTGATTCTATCGCAACAATAGGCGGAGGCGGAGGAAATTGGTTCGGCTCAAGCGGAACGCCTTCGCTAACGATGCTTGGCGGAAGTGGTGGTGGCGGTAAGGCTAACCAAAGCCCGGTTACGGGAGGTAGTGCGGTCACCAGTCCTGCCGTTCAAGGTTACGCCGGTGGGAGCGGTTTTACAGGAACTGGCTCATACTGCGGCGGTGGTGGTGGTGCTGCTGGAGCAGTTGGTGGAACTGGTACGGCTACTGGCGTAAGTGGTGGCGCTGGTTTGAGCAGCTCCATCACGGGAAGCTCTGTTGCGCGAGGTGGCGGTGGTGCGCCCGGTACGTTTGGGCCTGCCCGCAGCACTCAAGGAGGATCGGGAGGAGGCGGTAATGGGAACACGACAGACAACGGGGGCGGAAGCGCGGGAACCGCCAACACTGGAGGTGGCGGTGGCGGCGCTGGTGGCGCGGGAGCTGGAGGGAATGGAGGCAAAGGCGTCGTCATTTTGCGCTACCCTTCCACTTTCTCGCTGGCCTCCGCTACGACCGGCAGTCCGACCCAGACCACCACCGGCAACTATCACATTTACCAGTTCAACGACTCAGGCAGCATCACCTTCTGAAAATGGCCTATTTCGCTGAAATCAACGAGACCAACGTCGTCCAACGGGTGATTGCCGTCAACGACGCCGAATGCCTTGATCAGTATGGCAATGAGAACGAGGCCATTGGTGCGCTGTTCTGCCACAACCTTCTCGGAGGAACGTGGATCCAAACCTCGTTCAACGCCCGAATTCGAGGGCAGTTTGCCGCAATAGGGGACATCTACGATCCGATAACGGACACGTTCGTTTCACCTCCGGAGTGAGCATCCGATCTTAATCGTGCTTTGGGAAATTCTAACCTAATGAAACGCATCCTCGCCTCGCTCCTGCTAGTTGCTACCGCGTTCGCCCAGACTGGCGACACGCTGACCGTCAATGTCGGCCAACAGATGGCGTTCTCGGCGACCGCTGAAGGTACGCCTCCGCTTACTTGGCAATGGAGCAAGAACGGGGTGGCGATTGCCGGGGCTACCAATGCCAGCTACACCATCGCCTCTGCTGCGACCACCGATTCCGGCACCTATCGGGCCAAGGCCACCAATTCGGCTGGCAACGCCGAATCAAACGCGCTGACGATCAACGTCGTCGTGCCGGTGATCGCGCCGAAGAATGTCGTGGCGAGTGTGGTTGTGACGACCCCCACGCAGGGGGGCAATTCGGGATCTCGCCCGCGCTCGCCCAAGGACTAACGTGAAGACGACCGACCAACTCCTAGCGCTCGCGCAAATGGCCGGCGACCTGATCGCGCGGCTGGACCGGATGGAGCAGCAGTTCGCGACGCAATCCATCTCGCTCAACGCCGCCGACAAGGCGCTTGCCGCAAGCCTTGACGGTTTACGCTCTCTTGACGCCGCCGCGCTAGAGGCTCGCATCGCCGCCATCGAAAAGAAACTCTCCCAATGAGCAGCCAACTCGAAAGCATCTACTCCGACGAACTGATCCTGCTTGCCGAGACGCTCGGCGAGGTGAAGACGCGCACCGAGAAGCTGGAGGGCGAGTTCTCGACGCACGCGAAGCCGCTTGAGGCCGCGACGAACGCGCTCTCCGCGGCGCTTTCCGGCATCAAGGCGCTGCAATTCCACGTCCTCGATAACAACCTCGGCGCGCTCTCCGCTCGCGTGGAGGAGATGCGGAAGGCGGTTGACGAGCAGGTGGGCGTGATTGCGCTGGAGCTCAAGAAGGCCGACGAGACGAACGCGGCCAAGGCGGGCGCTGACGCGGAGGCGCTGCGCTCCGAGATCGTGGCGCTGCAATCGCAACTGGGATCGCTCGTGACTCAGTTCGGGCAGCAGCTGGAGCGGGTCGAGTTCGCGGCGAAGGAGGAGGCGAAGAAGCTTGAGCTGATTCCTGGGCCGGCCGGCGCTGCGGGCGCCTCGCTGAATCCCCGCGGCACGTTCATCGATGGCGAGGTTTACAACCGCCTCGACGTGGTCTCGTGGTTGGGCTCGAGCTACATCGCCGCCGTCGATGGCGTGACCGAGAAGCCGAGCAAGAACAGCAATCAATGGCAGACGCTCGCCAGCCGGGGCGGTGGCGGAGCGGGAGGCGTGGGCGACTTCGGCTCGCTCGCCGGCGTGGCGCAGATCAACCAAGGCGGCACGGGCCAGACGACGCGGGCATTGGCGCTGAACGCGCTGCTGCCCGATCAAGCGGGCTCCACGCAGTACATGCTGCTCACGGACGGCAGCGGCACCGTCAGCTGGGGCGCGCAGCCGGTCGCTGGGCTGCCGAGCCAGACCAGCAACAGCGGGCGCTTGCTCACGACGAACGGCAGCACGGCTTCCTGGAGCAACGCCGTTACGGTGAGCGGGAGCAACGCCACGGTGGGCGGGACGCTGTCCACGGTTGGAAATGCGACGGTTGGAACTAGTGGCAATGCTGTTCTCACCCTTGGCACGTCTGGAGCGGCCTACACGCATTACATCTACGGTGCTACTGCTGGCGGTGCGATTCAGATTAAGTCCG